CACTCAATATTCCAAACCAGTTGTCCCGTTCACTCGGGAGGCCGTTATGGACCATGGACGAGGCCGCTGGGGCAAGCGAAAGCTGAACCAGTACGAAAAGGCCTTTGACTCTCAAGAAACAGGTAAGCAGCCTGACGGACGTAGTGCATCTGTCGGCGGCAAGTCCCTGGAGACGCTGAAGAAGAGGGAGGCTCCCGAAGCCTTCCAAACAACCGGCGAATTGGTCCAAGTCTACAAAGGCCGTATCGTGTACTTTGGCACGCCCGACATCCACGTTGGGAAGTGCCTAACGATAAACTGGGCCCTCGGCACCAAAGGCTGGCTAGTCAATCTCCTCAACAAGTTGGAGGTTACCATTCATGGCTGGCCGGTGCGCTTGTTTGTTCCCGTGACGGGACTTGCGAGCGAGCTCGAGGGTAGGGCCGATGCAGCCGTCCGTAGGTCGGAGCTCTTGGTCCTGGTTTCAGGGGATGACGGCCAGTGCCGCATTTCCGGTGTGGGTGAATTCGCAGTTGATCTCAAAAGCTGTGACACAACCATCCAAGGGCCCCTGCAGGACCGTATCTTTAGGTTCCTGTCGCATCACGGGGTTCCCAAGCAGGTTTTAGAGGAGATAGCGAACTACAACGCAGCACCAAAGACGTTCAAGTTCGGCCGAAAAAGGCAACACAAGCTTCGACAAGAGCTTCCCATGAGCATCAATTGCTCCGGCAACTCGTTTACCACTGTCATCACAATAGTGGCGAGCGCAATGGCTTGGCTGACTTCCCTTCACCAATGGGACGGTCAGATCGAGACCTTATGCGATGCTGTTGAGCATGGCTTCAGGGGGCTTGGATTGGAACCCGAGTTTGAAGCACCACCCACCATCAACCCAGTGACAAGGGTTTGTCCAGTCGGGTCAACCACATTTCTGTCCCAGGTCTTTGTGCCTACAGAGTGTGGCGGCCTCAGAGTCACCCCCGCCCACGGCCTCAAGTATTGCATCTTGAAGGGTCCCGTTGCGGCGGCCAAGGGGGACCAAATCGGCTATGCCTTGGCAGCTAGGGCGCAGATCCCTGCGCTTCAAACGCGCCCAACATTGAAGGCAATGGCTGAATGTTTCCAACGACTGGCTAATCCAACGTTCGCACTGCTCGACTACAGAGAGTGGATGATTCACGAGGACCCTTCATGGGAGTACAAGACCTTGCATGACAACATTGAGTGCATGAGTCTCCTCGATGAGGCGAATTATTTGTCGAACTACGGCATATCACTGGACGACATCCACAGAGAGATTGAATTCTGGAGGGACTGTCAGGAACTGCCCGCGGCTATGATGCCGCCGGTCCTGGCTAAACTGTCGATGTACTTTTATTGAGCCTGAACGCGCTCTAGGGATACGGCACGCACCCCCATGCGTGAAAAGTTATGGTTCTACCATTCCGACACCGAGAACAAGCAGGGAGCCACGGCCCTGCGCACTGAGAGTAAAATCTTGCACATGTCCAACAGGCAAGTCAAACGCGCTGTCCGCAAGGCTGCAAAGCGTGACGTTCGTAAAGATCGTCGCCGTGCGCCGCGGAAGAGCGCAGCCAACGGGCCCCCCAAAGCCGGGGGCCTCAACGCTTCCAAGTACCCAAACCAACCGAACCTCAAGCACGCAAAGGTCCCCGTTTCCGGGCCTGTGTCTGCATGGAGCACTCTTATGAAAGACCCCTTCAACGCGCCGAGCGAGGGGGTTTACCCGCCCATCACCAATGAGGTTGTCCCCTGCCCGAGCACCAAGGTGCGCAACTTCGGCACGCAGACCTATGAGGTCGCTGCTGGAGAAACGCAAGCCGTTTTCTGGTGCTATCCTTCGGGCACTCTAACCGAGTTCGGCCTCGAGGGAGGAGGTATTCAAATCGCCCAGGCAGTCAACACCGACTCTGTCCAATTCGGACCCGTCCTTACACCGGACGGTACCGGGTCAGTTCTGTCTCAAAGAGGCGTGTTTTCCTTCTTCGCCGCAGGGCCTTCCACCTGGGTGCCGACCACGGCGCCCCTTGGAGGCACAGGAGTTGGAGCTCCATCTCAGGTCCGCAGCGCGGTGTGGGACCAACTGATTAACCCGTTCGCCATCCCTGGCTCGACGAGTGATGTCAAGTTCCGCTGCACCGCGTTCGCCATTCGCATCTCCTATACGGGGAAGTTGACGGACACTGAGGGCTTCGTAGACTTCTACAACCCATACGCTTGGACTGGGACCGCTCAGACTCAGAGAGACTTGTCTTCACTGAGGCGCGACCCAAGCCACCGCCGTTACTATTTCGGCAACCAACGCACGCACGAGTACGTGTGGCATCCAAACTGCGAAAGCTGCTCTCCGGTTTCAATCAATGCATCCAATCCGTTCGACTGCCGCCAGCTGATCTCCCGTTTCATGTTTTCCATCGGGGGAATCGCCGCGGGAGACATCTTCGAAATCGAAGCGATCGGATTCCAGGAGTACACCGGACACCCCGCAGTCCCAACCAACACACCCTCGCCCGTGGCAACTGACGTAGTCCACGTGGCGAATGCTATCCCACAGCTCCAAGGCACCATGAACAAAGGAGCAACAGGTGGCAAAACCCATACGCTTGAACAGCATGTTGCAGCTCAGAAAGTGATCACCGCTGATCCAAAGGTCACGCCCCATTCCGGGGAAGACCACGAGAGCACGGTCTCGAAGATCTCCAAGGGAGTCTCGACCGCCGCCTCGTTCGCCAGCGACGTGTTACCGCTGCTCAGCATGTTGATGCTGTAAGAAACTCTCCGGGGAGA